AGCACCACTAAAAAATATACCAGTACCTGAACAGACTATTACGCCATCAGCATAGCCTCTAATACCTAGTACTTTAGTGTTACCATTAGGTCGAGCAGCACTAGTACCACCAAAAGCATTAAAGCCATTTACACGCCTATAGCCACCATTAATATCTACTTCAAAGTTTACAAGCTTAGAAGCAATTCCCGGCTGCTGAAGCATCTCAAGCTGATTAAGGCTTGTGTATAAACCACCTTTAGCTGATAGACCAAACGGTTGTGACATTAAACAAACCTCATGCGATCATCAGTAAGTATGCCCGGATTAGGAGTCATTAGATTGCTTTTCATTAGACGTAAGCCACGCTTGTAATCTTCTAAAGCAAACGCTGAGAACTGTGGACTTTCTTTAAACTGATAAATATAATATCTAGATCTATTAAGTAGTACAGGCTTATAAGTATTTGGGAAAACTGTCTCGTCACTGTAAGCTGTTAGTTCTGTAGGTAGTACATAAGCATAGAACCATACACGATAAACTTTGTCAGGTATGTTACTTAAACCAAACTTACGATTGTCTGGACTTTTGATTACGCTGTTAGGCACACCATAGTTTTGAGAATCTGCATCATCTAAGTTTTCAGAGATTCTTCTGTAGTCCTTCCAGTCATCTGTAGACATGAATCTTAGGTTACGTGCTGTGTAAGGAGTAGTTTCTCCACTAACGCCAACAGTAGTCAAATAAAAGTTATTCCAATCAATATAGCCATAGTCAGTAGTAAGAGAAGAGCTAGTAGGTTTCAGTGTATACCAACGCTGTCCTATTACTGTTTCTACATATACATTACCGTACATAGGATCTGTCTCACCGCTGAGGTCAGCAGCAAGGAAAGGCCATTGAGGTTCTTCATTGACTATATCTAGATATGCTCTGTTGATAGCATCTTTAACATGTTGTTGAATACCCACAGCAGAAGTAAAGTTAGAACTGGTAAGCTCTACTTCATTCATCTCCCGCAGGAGTTCATTAGTTAACTCTAGATATGTTGCCATTATTTATGTGCCTTTTGAATCTCAAAGGTTGCTGACTTGCTTGCACCCTTGTGTGGTTTAAAACCATCTTTAGGATCTTTCATAAGCTTGTAAGACTTACCAGCCTTCATCCAATGATAACCTTTAGGTGCAGCTACTTTCATTTTACTGACTGCTTGACAGTCTTACTGCCACACATCTTTTCCATATCTTGTACAGAAGCATAGCCACCTTTATTATATTTAACCTTACTGCCTTTACTCATCATAAGGTTTCTACCTGTGTACTTATTTTCTTTATATTTCATTAGTCTTGCCCCATTGAAAAAGTTTTACTAATTGCTCTAGCACCTTCTAACTCTGTTGAGCACTCAGGGTCAGAGTCTTTATTAAAAATTTTATCAAAGTTATCTTTGTAACGTGCATAGTTACTACCCTTACGAACTCTACTGCCTTTACCAGCAATAGTACTTCGCATCATCATAGGCTTTGCATCTGAACCAAGTTGTGGCATTTTTATCTCCAGTAAAAAGGAAAGGGGCCACCGAAGCAGCCCCATCCTAAAAGGTCTAGTCGATACCGTAGAAGGCTGAAACCAGAGCTTCTGGGCGCAGTACCTTAGAACCGTAAACGTGAAGACCACGTACAATGTCACCAAAGCTTTCTGGGTCACGGATGACTTCAGTGCTTGTGATTGTTTGAGCAGTAGCTGTAGAAGACAAGTGACCAGCAAGACATTGACCAGCAGCATTAGATACCGCAGGGATGTTGTTGGACTTGTACATGTTAAAGCCACGTAGCTTACCAGAGCTTACCAATCCATTGCGGATTGAACCCTGACCAGCATTGTAGTCTACAGACAATAGCTTAGAGCTAGAGCTTGAGAGTACTTCGTAGAACTCAGGACTAGCAACAAACCAGCGACCTTCTTCTGGAACATTCTGTTCGTCTAGCAAACGTGCCATATGTGCCATAATGTCTAGAGGATCGTGCTCACCTGAAGCAAAACCAAGGTCTAGGTTACCAGTACCGTCAAAAGTACCAGCAGCAAGGTCAGTAGCATTGTCAGAACCAAGAATATGATTAGGACTAGCTGCTGAAACACCGCTGAACATAGATGCCAATACACCTTCGTCAAAAGCATCACGCAATGCGTAAGCTGCTGAAGAGGTTGCAACGTCACGGAAGTTAACGTGAGACATATTGGTTTCAATATCGTCTACGATAAACTTAAATGCGTTAGCTGTATCTACAACCATTGTTACTTCTTGGTCGGTCAGCTTAGTAGCTGTTACATCTTGACCACGCTCATACTGATAAACAGTAATCGTAGGCTCTTTGATGATCCGTACACTGTCACCGAATGCAGCAATTTCGCCAGCATAGTCAGTGTTAGTGATTGCTTCAATTACAGAAGACTTACGGAAAAAGTTTAGTACCTGCTTGGAATAAACTTTAGGTAGGAAAAATGAGTTAGTTTGTCCTGCAACAGAGTTACCAAAGTTAGCATTGGTGTCTGTTGACGGTTCAAAAAACTGATCTGATTGATTATAAGCCATGTTAATATTCTCCTAAGAACACAAATTTAATTATGGAACTACGCGCCCTTCGACCATTGCTTGTCTAATATCTTCTTCAAATCTATCAAACTGGTCTAAGGACATAGATCCTATTTCCCGTTCAGTCCAGATTTTAGGCTGTCCAGCATCGACATTGGTTGTTTTAGTTGAAACCATGTCAGCCGCTGATGCCCTAGACTGCTTTCTGGGCTGTTGTTTTGATTGATTTTTGCCAGTTTCTAATTTATAAAGATCAATAGCTTTTGAAGCTAAAGCAACATTATCAGGATTATTATAAATCCAATCTTGTATTTGCTCAGGTTGTTCTTCTGCCCATGCGTGAAAACTTTCATCTCCTCTGATGTCCTCAAAGTCTGGATGACGTTCTCTCAACGTAAGTTCAGCATCTTGTCGCATTACTTCAGACTCACGCTGACGCATGGACTGTAGCTGTGCTTCTAGATCTGCAACCTGTCGTTGACTCTGCATATGTGCTACAGTTTCAACAGTGTTATACAAATCAGGGTATTCTTCTTTAAAGCTTTCAATATCTTCTACACTTTTAGGTGGTTGATACTGTGGTTCAGCAGCCCTAGCTTGCGCTAAAAGTTCCTGTTCCTTCTGCTTAAATTCAGAAAGTTTCTGATCATAATGCTTTTTTAGATCATCGTATCTTTTCTTATAGTTAGTTCTTTTTCGAGGTTCTTTTTCCTCAGGGGCCGCTTCTTCACGGGTAGCCTGTGGACGCTCAAAAAATAACCCGTCTGCTGAACCTTGACTTGGCTCATCTTCTGTGTGCCATTCTTTTCTAGCATTGTAAGGGTTACTAACTTCTTCTTGTACTTCTGACATCTTCAATCTCCATTACGGGGCTTGTGTCTTTGCAAGGTAGCCATATTAACTCCGTCAAGTTTATGGGGCTTGTCTTACCAAGGTAGCCGTAAAATTATCGAAGGCTAGGCATCTTATTGGCACCCATCATAAGCTTCTTGATTTCCTCGTCTGTCTGAGAGAGGGGTGAATCTTGCTCTTCTGGGTCTTCTTCCATATAGCCGCCAATGGCCTTCATTTGATAACCGCCATCGTAGGCACGTTCAGCTTCATCCATCATTACTTGGAGATTGTCTGCACCTATTTGGTCGGTTGCTTTCTTGGTAATAACAAACTCTCCATCACTCAAACGAGCGGGGATAGAGTCTGATACACCAGTTCCGGGGCCGTCAACTTCGCCAGCACCCGAAAATTCTGAAGCTACAGTCATTACTTTATCTAAAATGTTTCCTAACTGCGGATCATTTTCTAATGCCTGTGCTAAATATTGTTGTTCTGAATCATCTAAAGATTCACCTATTACATAATCTAAATATTCATCTTCCATATCATCGTCTGGAAGCTGTGAAGCCATTGCTTCTTCCATTTCTTCTGGAGGAATGTTGTCGTATGTATCTACTGGCATTCCTTCTTCTGGCAGCATAAGAGAACCGCCTTCATTAAATACTCCACGGCCTTTCAGGACATCTGCCTGAG